CCTGGCTTGCCTTGGGCTAATCTTGCTGAGATGGTTTACGGAACCAGACCGCACCCAAAAGATGGCGAGTTGATACCATCGCATGAGTTCGGCACATCAGTTCACGGAACTATCGAGCGTATGATAAATCACCACGTTCTGGGCATTGACGAACACCCCGGTAAATCATGCTGGGATCAGTGGGCTTTGCCTTTTCTGGACTGGATCGAGGACAACAACGTCCAAGCCGGGGGCATCAAGATCGCTGGCTCAGTAGATTTCGTGGGCATCAAGGACTCCAGAATCTTTCTCGCGGACTACAAGTGCAGAGTAAACACTAGCGGTAGAGCCAAAAGATACCAGAAGGACTGCTGTCAGCTAGCTATTGAGGCGTATATGCTAATGCACCTACAAAGATTACCCTACCTTCCTAAAATTAGATCCGTCATAATTGACTGCGATACAGCCGAACACTGTCACTACGAGTGGACGGACGAAGAAAGCCAGTGGGGTATCCGTGTAGCAAAAGCCGCGGCCAACCTCTATTGGATGTTACGAATGGAACCTGTTGTAAAACAATAACTATGAGCAAAGAAACTAATCCAAAGGATGCCTGTGGAATTAAAAAGGTTCCAATCTCAGGTATGCCAGTCAACGTGCTACTTGAGGCTGGCTTAGTTAAACTTCACGGTGACTTAAAATACGGCAGGTTTAACTGGAGGGATGTAGGGGTTCGCGGCTCCGTGTATTACGATGCCGCGTTTCGACATCTAGCCGCATGGTACGAGGGGGAGGACAATGATCCTGACTCAGGGTTGCATCATATATCTCACGCAATTACTGGACTTATAGTTCTTAGGGACTCAATCATGAGGGGCAACTGGACGGACGACAGGCCAGAGCCAACGCCAAACATCATTAAAGAATATAATGAAAAGGCATTAAAAATAATAGATGTTCATACAAAAATGGAATCACAGAATGATAGAGATTAATTTAACTGACGACGAAGTCATGATGTGTCAGCACGTAGGACACCTGCGGTCCGTGCTGTCCAGAGGCAACAAGGTCAAGGACATGAAGCGAGCCGACATGGCTGGCCTAGATATAGATGCCCAAGGCGTTACCGCTGAGTATGCGGTAGCCAAACATTTTAATGTATTTTTTGATCTCGGACTTAGCCCTCGTACTGGGTCAGCCGATGGGGTAATGAACGGTTACTCCTACGATGTCAAAAGCACTCACCACGCCCTCGGAAAGCTACTGGCAACCCTCAAGGACAACCCCGATGTAGATATGTATATCATGTGCATCACGCCGGATCGTTGGACAGTAAAGATGGTTGGCTGGTGCTGGAAGAAGGAACTAATAAACAAGAAAAACATAAAGGATCTGGGTTACGGAAAAGGTTATGCACTTGAGCAAAGCCAACTCCGTCCCTTCAAAAAGTAGTGTTCAAAATAGAAGGATTAAATGAAAGAGATTGATGAACTTGTAACTATGGCTTTGAACATTGTTGAAGAAGCTCTAACGGCAAAAAAGAAGCATGAGATGGGAATATATCTCAAATCTTTACGACAGATATTAAACCAAATTAAAGAACGAAACGATAAAAAATAATATGAGTATGACACAAGTAGAAAGTAACGTCGAAAGAATACAGACCAGGATCGATATGATCCGACAGGAGTCACGGACTCTGTCCTTCAGAATAGAAAGGATGATGGAGCAACGTAAGAACCTAACGCAAGAGAAGAAGGCCCTGAAGGATTTACTCACGGAGCTAGATGTATCTTCCACAAAATAAACTTAAGGACTGGAGGGTCAAACATCAGCCCAAAACTTGTCCATTGATACTGCGAAAGACATCGGACTGGGTGGTGGATCACTGTCATCAGACTGGTATGATCCGCGGTGTAGTATCAAGGGTAGGTAACGCCTTGCTCGGTAAGATCGAGAACTTCGCTTACCGCAGATGCCAGATCAGCCAGGGTCATTTACCCGACGTGCTACGCGGCATAGCAGACTACCTGGAGCAAGAGCAACTAGATGTATTGCATCCCGTGGGCTTGACTCAACTTACAAAAAAATTTAAAGCCTTGACATCCGAAAAACAGAAAGGCATTTTAGTTGATCTAGGGGCAAAACGAAAACAACTCATGGAATGTTCTAACGCCTCGGAACGAACCAAACTATTCCGTGAACTAACTAAACATAAACATGGATAAATTAAATATTCATTCAAAACTCAAAGGGATTCAGTCATCCCTCAAAGCTCCGAAGGGGCAGACTAATAAGTTCGGCGGCTACGCTTACCGTTCTGCTGAAGATATACTAACAGCTGTCAAACCTCTGCTCGCTGAGTGGAATTGTACGCTTGTTATTACTGACGATGTAGTCGAAGTAGGTGGACGCATATATGTCAAGGCCATGGCTGTGCTAGCCTGTACCGAAGGCGGTGAATACACCATCCAAGCAAATGGATTCGCTAGAGAATCAGAGACTCGTAAGGGCATGGATGACTCACAGATTACTGGGTCAGCTAGTTCCTACGCTCGTAAATACGCACTCAACGGACTCTTTGCTATCGACGATACAAAGGACGCTGATGCTACTAATGATCACGGCAAGAAGCCAACAACACAAACCAAGAAGATAAGCCAAGCAGCCAACGCTGACGTGGACTTTGAGTTCTAACCAATAATACAATGCCAAAGTATAACAACGAAAACACTGGGGTTCTATTCCCAGAAAGTAACCGTGAGTCCGATTCATCGCCTCACGCCACAGGAACAATAGAAGTCACCGCACCGGGCAAATACCGTGCGGCGGCTTGGAAAAACCAGAGTAAATCTGGTCCTGTTATGAACATTCGTTTGACTCGTCTCGATGAGGACAAACAACCTGAACAATACCGCAGAAGCGGTATTCCGAACCAACCCGCGGCGGCAGCCATTGCGGACGATCCCTTTTAAGGTTGATTGGTTGTCAAGGGGAGGGGGTAACACCTCTCCCCTTTTTATTTCTTTTTAACATGAACCAGCAACTATGAACGAATTATTACAAGGATACATTGACGCGGGAGAACCGCTTCTTAAGATGGACGGCTTTGATGACTGCATTGCAGGGGTCGTAGAACGATTTGGTCAGGAGCCTATTGTGTGCTACGACAAGGCAAAGGTCATTGACCAGATGATCGCCGATGGGATGACCGAAGAGGAGGCCGTAGAATTTTTTGAGTACAACCAAATAGGAGCATGGGTGGGTGACAGAACACCCTGCTTCCTCATATCAAAATCATGAAAGAATTAGAGCAGAGCCTTCTGGGGACAATCCTGAAGGCTGAGATAAACGATGGCTGTAATGCGCTACTAAACGAAGCAAAGGAGTCCGGCATTAATGCTGATTTCTTTACGGCTCACGACACCCGAACAATGTGGGAAACCATGTGCAAGTTGGACTCCAAGGGAGTTATCCTTGGCACGATGTCCCTGTTCACGGATATGTCCAAGGGTCAAAAGGGACTCGATGCCAGCTTAGTCTGGTCCACGCATGACGCAGGACTCAGCGAGTTACAATACAAGGGACTTATAGATGACTTGGTGGAGTCCTATAAATCACGAAACCTTCACCGCCTCTCGCTGATAATCAAGGACGGCCTACAGGAGGGTAAGGACTCCGAGGAGATCCTTACTTCTATACAGGGTCAGTGCGATGCCATATCCTCTTTGACTCCGAACAAAGAGAATCTGCAAACCATTGTTGATCAAACATATAAAGATGTCATAGGAAAAGTAGACTACTCTCGATACCTACGGACTGGCATTCAATCCATTGACGATGTCCTATACAGAAACGGCTACGGGTCAGGTCAGCTTTGTGTCCTAGCTTCACGGCCAGGGTGCGGCAAGACAGCCTATGCACTGAACTTCTTGAAGAACGTCTGTACGAATGGTCACGGGGTGCTTCTCTTTAATCTTGAGATGGGCGTGAACCAGATAATGAAGCGCATCTTTAGCATCAACTCAGGCTTACATATGCGTAGGTTTGAGGACGGGCTAGCCCCAGAGGACAAGATGCAGACATTGCAGGAGACTACCGAAACTGTGAAGGGTTGGAACTGCTGGATCCGAGACAACGTGTATCGGCTGGACCACATTCTAGCAACCGCCAGAGGTATGCACAGAAAGCACGACTTAAATGGAATCATTATTGATTACTGCCAACTTATAAAGCCCATGTCCAAGAACATATCCAGAGAGCAGCAGGTTGCAGAGATCAGCCGTGAGTTAAAGCTACTTGCCAAGGACTTAGATATACCTATCCTGTTGCTGGCGCAGGTGAACCGTGAATCTGAAAGGGATGACCGGTCACCCATCATGTCTGACCTTCGTGAGAGCGGAGCCTTGGAGCAGGATGCTGACAGTATCATATTCTTGTGGCAGACACTATCAGAGAGGGAGCAGGGGACCGATTACGTCCGCTGGACTCTAGCCAAACAGCGGGAGGGCATGGGATATACTCAGGGCCGAATCCTCTTCAATAAAGGCACTCAACAGATGGAGGATTACTCGCAGTTTATTTGATATGAAGCCACACCAAAGGCGGTCACTTATTTACCACAAAACCATTGAAGAGTTTTTTGGTGGATATGTCTGCAAAAAGTGTGGATTCAAAGGAAAGGCAGTGCAGTTCGACTGCCATCACCTGCCTGAATATAAAAAAGTTAGACCCATCACCCACTTCAGGAGGACAGGAAATCGAGAGACATTTATTAATGAACTAAAGAAGTGCGAACTTCTTTGTGCAAATTGTCACAGGCTAGAGCATTCCTCTTGACAGAAGACATAGAACACCTATGTTATAATTATTCTACCACACAAAGGTTCGTGTGTTAGTTGGTTCATAGTAATTCAAGGTAAGCCTACGGAGTAATCCCTGGCGGAGTGCGGTTTTTTCATGGTCCGCACTTTTGTTAGTCCTTGGGGGCTGTTCCGTTTTATCAGGCGCGGGACAGCCCCTTTTACTAGAACAACCGTTGAGGGATTTTAATATCAGGCGGTACTACGATGGGTTCTTGTCCAACCTTCTTCTTGCGGTTATATTTACGTATCTCTGGTTCGGTATTAAATCCAAACGCCCTGTTTATAATTTCACTATAAGGTCCAAAAGCTGTTATATCTTTAGGTTGAACCTTCTGTCCATTGGCAAGTTTTTGCATGATAAATAACATATCACCCGACATTTGCAAAGATACCGGAGCAAAGTAAGAAACAGCCGCACCAAAAATACCTTCTCTTTTTATTTTGTATCCCGTGTAGGTGCTGATACCCAGTGGCGATAGTAAAGCATTAAAGATGTAGTCATTGAAATATCCAAGTCTTCCTGCTATGAAATCCTTTAATCCCGCAACCGGCACACCAACTCCCGCTAAGGCAAATAATAACATAAATAAATCAGACAACGCCCGGCGTTTTTCGAGGGCAGACAGTCTTGGATTGGCAATACGCTGAATAATTTCTGACCGAACGCTATTCATTTGATTTACCATGAAGCTCTTCATCATGTAAAAGATCTGAGCATTTGGATTTATTGTAGCGGCCAGTGGACGGCTACCTTTGCTCATGGGCTGAGATTCGTTGAGTCTTGAAAATAAAACCTGCCTAACTATGGGTGCATTTCTAAATTGCTCTGCATCAGGCTTGCCCGGCTTGAACCTTTTGAGTTCAGCCATGAATTGAATTTGTTCGTTTGGACTCAATCCAAGGTAAGCAAGTTCTGAAACAAATAGCTTTGATTTATTGCTGTTGCGATCTCGATAGTACTCTTTGGTCAGTTTTCTGTATCGATTGAAGTTCGCAGTAAGATTAGCGTTCTTCATCCTCATGTCCAACTGCCTGAAGCCGGTAGTCGTTAACAATTTTCTAAGTGCCTTGTTACTAAAATTAGCTGCCTTAGCCAACCTAGATCCGTCTGTCCTTGCAGTCTTGTCCTGAACAAACTCACTAGCAATTTGTTCTACATCTATATCAACCATCTGACCCTTTACATCGGTTCTAAGCACCGCAGCTAAAGTTCCGATTGGATTGTTTCTTACCATGACAAAGCTGGTATCCAGGAGTTGCGATAAGGTTGAGGTGAACTCTACAAGTCCTGATATGTAACCCAGGCTTCTAAGTAATTCTAACGGCGCAGCCTCTTGCTTTCTGACTCTGACTGCCCGTTGAAATATGTCTGGGATGATTCCTTCTGCTTGCTCTTCCGTGATGCGGTTAGCTGCTACAAGTTCTCTTAACAAAACGGACAGGTCACTAGGCACTTCGTTTTTATTTATCTTAATACCCGTGTCCTCATACGTGTAGCGACGACCAACAGCACGCAGTGTCTCAAGCGATGATGTCATGTTATAGATGTATCTTTCTAGAGCTACATCAATGTCATCGTAAGCATCAATAATTTTTGACGGAATTAGATCACCCTCAAGAACTCCAACCGTTCTTTCTTTAGTACTGCTAGGTGTTGCACCCTTGGGCTTTTTAAATCCTTGCTGCCTCAAATAATCGTCGAAGTAAATAGCTTCATAGTAAGCTGTTTCTTGGCTTCCTAATACAGGTATAATCTCCTTGTTAGCTAACTCACGAATAGACTCAGGGATGGGTTTACCTTCTGCCTGTAACCTATCTATTTCAGCACGGGCATCTCGGATCTCTTGGTTCTGGCCCTTAATAATTACATTACCTTCGCTGTCTTTCGTTCCTTTGATATACTCCCGGAAGCCAGTCTTAGCAGACTTGCCATAATAATTTTTTACTTTTTCTAAGTCATTGATAAAGCGAGGCATGTAGTCATACACCTTGCCCATCTCAACACCTGCCTTAGTTCCCTCGTCCAGGATTTCGTCCAAGATAAACCTGGGTCCTAGCTGGAAATCATTATACATTCCATATTTCTTAAGGAGTGCATCTCTTTCTTTAACAAAATTCTGGCCGCGTTCGCTGACTGATACTTCACTGAACAACAATAATCTTTTTAGTCTTTGGAAGTCCCGCTTGCTTTTCTTTTCAATGCCCCTGTATTTTTCTACGAAGGGCAAGGCGGCTCTCAATCTGTCCAGAGATTTGCTTTCAATGTTGTAGTAGTACTGATTGCTAAAGTTTTTTAAGGCTGGATCAATATCGGCCAGCAAAGCATTCATTGTTTTCGCGTACTTATCAAAAGCCGTGATTTCTATTTTTCGTTCATTGAAGGGTTCGCCCTGAACAGCAAATCCGTAATTAGAATTAGGGAAGACTGGAGCCGACTGAGCCGTAGCTTCTTTGACGATTGTCTGGTTGATAAGCCTAGCACTGGGATCAATCTGCTGTAACAGTTCGGCAGAAGCACGGATAACTCCAGCGGCCTCTGGGTTTGCTTTAACTTCCGTTCCTAAAGTTCTAGCCAAGTAGGACTGCACTGACTTCAAAAGGGACTTGAGTTTTTCAAATGCTGGTCCTTTGCGAATGTAGCTCTCGGTAATATCTCCATACAATGCTTGCTGTATAGCAGCCCGACTGTACTCAGCACCAAACTGTGCGTCAGTCTCTAGACCTGAATAAACCTCTGATATAGCTGTGCGCTGTTCCGGTGTCAGGCTTTGTCCTAAGCTAGACATAAATGACTGAAATGCTTCGCCCTCATTCTTGCCCTTGGCTTTTTGTAAAATAACCTTGGACATTGCTGCGTGAATCATTTCTTCACGCATAGCAGCAGTTACATACTTTTGGTCTTGTCGAGCAAGTGCCGCTGGGTTGTACTCAATAACGCCCTGTGTAGCATTGTATTGAGCTAGAGGAACCGTATAGTTCGGTACAATGTCTGACCCTATCTTTCTCGATAAGGGTAAAAAGTTCTTTGTAATAAATTGATCCAGGGTATTTTGATTAAATGTACCCCCTGGGTCTGTCGGTGCTACCTGAGCAGTTTCATCTGTAGGTGCAGCCTCGGCTATGACATCTGTGCCAGTGCCTTCTAAGTATTCTTTTCCGGCTTCGACGAACTGGTCAACCCTTGATTGGATTGAGGTTCCTCCGAAGACTTCTGGCGCAACCCGCTGCCCAGTTTCTGCAAGTCTTTGTCCGTATTGCTGCCGAAGACGTAAGAGCCTTTCCCGTATATTGCCTGTGCTTCCTGATTGCTCAATCTCTCGTATATAACTTTCGCCATTTTGATTATCCTTCCAATTATTTTCTGTGAATTTAGTAACTGCTGAAAAGTTGCGTATTGTTAATGAATCCGCGCCAGTGTATTGATCCGCAAACTTTTGTAAAGTATTTTCTACGCCCTTTGCCTTTGATTCAGTTAAGCCAAAAACTATTATGCCTTGTTCTCCAGGCATTGCTCTGGTAGAGAAACCTCTCAGTGCCTCAGCTTCTTTGGCTGCTTTTTTGTCGGTTCCTGTTTGTATTTGATTTACAAAATCAACGAAACCAGAAAGTTCATTGTTGCTTAAACCAATTAAAGCAACTGCTCTTTGATTCTTGCCACCCTTACCAATGACGGCTTGCATCGTGCCAGCTTGTTCCGTGACCCAGGCTAAAGAATTAGTAAAGATGTTTGCAGCCTCATCGGAACCCATTATATAAAAGTTCCCTGAAGGAGAAACACTTCCCTCCCAAGAACCAATGCCGAACTCCGAGTCCCTTAGTATGGCTGAGGGAGCCATCTCTTGTTGGACCCTGGGTACTATAAACCCCAGCACATCTTCTGTAATTACAGTTTTTTGTTGATCGTTGAGTTTTTGAAAGTCAGGATAGATCTGTGTGATTTTAGATCCTAAACCATAATCTACTTCAGCAGCTACACGGAAAGTATTTTCAATCAAAGAAGATTCTAGATCTGATTCTTTCAACCCGTACTGCCGTAGTGTCCGCATCCACCCAATCGCTTGTATCTCAGCCGGTATCCAGTCAGTACGACCCTTCCATCCTATGGAGTTCAAGTAATCCGTAAGACGGTTACCCCAGTCCGATATGCCCTCGTATTCGTTCTTAGACGGAGAGCCGTCTAGATCTCTAACGAGTTCAACTTCTTGGCTTCCTACGCGCAGTATAGCCTTTTCTGGTTCGGTCTTAGTTTTACCCTTAACCTTCTTTTCCTTAACTTCTGTGATCTCTACAGAAGCTGGTTGACCATCTACAGTCAGAACTCCATTATCGGCAAATCTTTTTATTCGTGTAAGTGTTGCTTGATCTAACTTTCCGGAGTCACGACCCGTGTGAATATCTGCAACAAAAGGCATACCTCCCTCAGGAGAATCTCCCATGAAGGTACGAGTTCTTTTACCCATACCCGCATCGATAAAGTCACTGAGTTTTGCGTCCAGTCCTTTCTCAGCTATGGTATCAGTAAATATTGCCTCTAGTTTTTCGTCTGCTAGGCCGCCCTTTTTACCGGACTTAATACCAGTAAGGCGATCAATGACTCTAAATGTATTACGGACACCACCAGCAGGTGATTCGTTTTGTTGTGACGCAAGCCATGCGAGCATCATTTTGGGTCCACGCTCAGGACCAAACTCTTTTGTAAATTTACTTTTGAGCGAATCATACCACGCAGCCGCATTGTTTATTTCCTGATCCGTAAACCACGCAGAAGTTTCTTCAGCCCAACCCTCAAAACTCTTGCCGCCTCTCTCTGAATCCTTACCTATATAAATAGGCAAGCCGTTGACTTCTAATCTAAGCGATGGATTCTTACCTTCTCCAGTACCAGGTCTGCGCCTTTTTTTGCTAGCTAAATTTTTTGCGGGATCACCAGATGCTCCTTTAATGAAGTCAATAGTTTGTACAGGCGCAGCCCCGGCTGTTACTTCTGGTTGTTGTAAAGAACCAATAACTTGTTCCTCAGAGAATGGGCGATATGTAATATGAATATCATCTTCAATTATACTAAGACCGTCTTCTCTTGTTTCTTGGGTAAGCCCTTCAACCTTTTTACCTGTTAGCTTTTCGTATTCTTCTTTTAGTCCAAAAGCATCCTTATGTATGATCCCGTCGAATCCTAATCTCTCTGCCACCCTCTTAGTAACTGGAGCATCAGCAGCAATGAACTGGTCAAAGTAAAGCCCATCTTGAATTATATTGTCTTCCAAAGAAAGACCAGAATCGTATTCATTTTTGAACTCAACAAGGTCAGTGTATTCATCCCTAGAAAAATCAAAACCCCTGTTTTCTGGAGTCGTAAATGAATCATCTAATCTAAACACAAAAGCTTCTTTAGCCTTAGTCCTTCCTCTTCCCCTGTTCACCATGTAGTTGATAAGTTTATCAACCTCTTCTTTGGTAATGCCATTCTTATCATCACCGTATTTCATGTACGATAGATAATTTCCTAGCGACATAAGGTTATCTTCCGCAGTGAAGTCCAGAGGCTTCTTCATTGAAAGAAACA